TCATGCAGCGCGACACCCGTAACGGTGTCGCTGCGTTCGGCGAGTTTGGCTCGCTGCGCGTGCGGCTCAACCCGTACGTCGAGGAGCTGCTCAAGCCGTTCGTGAAGGAATCAGCCACGCCGGTCGACGCCATCGGGGTGTTCTGATGGCGACGCTCGACCTGCGTGCCGTGATGACGGCGCTCGCCAACCAGATCGACGCCAACACGTCTCGGGCGCTCGCCTGCTACGACCTGCAACCCGCAACGTTGCCGCAGTTCCCGTGCGCCATCGTGCGCCCCGCTGACCAGTTCGTCGCCTATCACGAATCGTTCGGTGCCGCACCGCTCGTCGATGTGCAGCTCGAGGTCGCAGTGATGGCGCAAGGGACGAGCGACATCGACAGCCAGATCGCCGTGCTCGACATGCTGTCGGCGGGTGCCGGGATGTCGAACTCGATCATCGACGCCATCAGCGCCGACCGCACGCTCGGCGGCGCCGTCGAGAACACCATCGTCCGCACTGCGTCGGGCCTGTCACGCGCTGGGGCCGATGACGGCTCGGCGGCGGTGATGGCCGTGCTCGCTGTCGGCATCAAGCTCCGGAGGTAGGGCATGCCCGTCTACGCCAATACGTCTGTGTCGGCCGTGGTCGACACGCTCGAACTCGCTGCCTTCGCTCGCACCGTCACCCTCGAGGCGTCTGCCGACGAGATCGACGTGACGACGCTCGCCTCGGGCGGGTGGCGTCAGAAGATCTGCGGGCTCAAGTCGTTCAGCGCATCGGCCGAGGGCTTTCAGGACTTCGCCACCACCGGTGTCGAGCCGGTGTTCGGCGTCGGTGCGCTCACCGGACTGGACACGTTCACGATCGCCCCGACGTCGACGGCCACGGCCGGCGATGTGGCCTTCATCGGCCAGGGCCGCCTCGGTGCGAACACGGTGCTGTCTGGCGCTGTCGGCGACGCAGCCGGGTTCACGCTGAACTGGGCGGGCACCGATGTCGTCGCCCGTGGCCAGGTGCTGCACCCGTCGGCGGCTCGCACCGCCACCGGTAGCGGTACTGCTCTGGCGTTCACGTTCCCGACGACCGGGCAGCGGCTCTACGCCACGTTCCACGTACTCAGCGTGACCGGCACCGGTTCGATCGTGTTCACGGTGCAGAGCGACAACGCCGTCGGGTTCCCGTCAGCAACGACGCAGATCACCTCGCAGTCGTTCACTGCGGTCGGGCACCAGTTGGCGAGTGTCGCCGGGCCGATCGCTTCAGAGACGCACATCCGGCTCGGCTGGACGATCACCGGTTTCACGTCGGTCACGTTCGTCGCTGCTGCCGCCACCGCCTGATCTTCACCCCTCGCTCGAAGCCGCCTGATTCCCGGGCGGCTTCGTCGCGTACCCCCACACCAGCACAGAAGGAGCCGTCATGGCCGTCTTCGCTCTCACCAGCGCCACCATCCTGACCGGCACCGCATGGACCGGCACCGCTCCCGGCGGCAGCGCCGCCGCGTCGGGCACGATCACGACGTCGACCGACATCTCGGCGATGGTCACCCAGGTCGAGTTGAGCCTCGAGGCCGAGGAGCTCGACTACACGAACTTCGCTTCGGCCGGTTGGCGCCAGAAGATCGGTGGCCTGCAGATGGGCACCGTGAACCTGACCCTCAACCAGGACTTCGCCGCTTCGCAGGTCGACGCCATCTTCGGTCTCGGTGGCACGCTCGGCTTCGGGTCGACGTCCTCGCTGTACATGGACATCAAACCCACGAGTTCGAGCCGTTCCGCCACAAATCCGAGTCATGTGCTGCGGTTCCTGAACCTGGGCTACACCCCGATCAGCAACTCGGTCGGCGAGTTGGCCGTCGTGTCGCTGTCGTTCCCGACGACCGGCATCGTCACCCGCCTCACGGCCTGACCGTGGCAGGCAGCGGTGTCGGCTTCGAGGCGTCGGCCATCTCGGCGTACCTGCGCAAGTTGGAGTCGACGCTCGACGACGACGCTCGGCGGCGCATCATGCGTGCGGCTGGTGGCGACGCCAAGAAGGGCGGCCTGTCGGCGGCCGAGGACACCCTCGGCGGTGACCGGGCGATGTCGAACTTCAAGCGTGGCCGGGTGCCGTTGCGGCTCGGCTACGACGAGGCCGGGTGGCAGTTGTCGATGAATCACCGCCCGTCGGGCGTGTGGTTCCTCGCCGAGCGGGGCCGCAAGGCGTCGGGCCCGATCTACCCGCGGGCGAACGGCCGCAAGGCTCGCCGCCCGACCGCTGGCCGGGTGGTGGCGACACCGCAGGGCCCGAGGGCGTCGTCGTCGTACGGGCCGTCCCGTGGCCTGCGGACCTTCACGATCGCCGCTGCGCGTGAGCGCAAGGGCGGCACCGATGGCGCTTGGCGTGCATTGCAGGCCGAGTTTCGACGCATCACCAGGGGGTGACCGATGGCGTTCAGCGACAAGCTCACAGTCGTCATCGACTTCGTCACAGGCCCGGCCCAGTCGGGCCTCGGCAAGATGCGCTCCGAGGTCAAGAAGGCCGAGGGCGCGTTCGGCAAGATGAAGGCGGCGGGCAACGTCGCGTTCGACTCGGTGAAGGCGAACGCCGCCGAGTTCGCCCTCGCCGCCGGTAGTGCGCTGGTCGCCTTCGGCGTGAAGTCGGTCAGCGCGTTCCAAGACACGGCGCTCGCCGCTGGCAAGTTCAGCGACGCCACCGGCCTGGCCGTCGATGAGGCCAGCCGCTTCATCGAGGTCGCTGGCGACATCGGCGTCGAGGCCGGGACCGTCGAATCGGCGCTCGGCAAGATGAACAAGACGCTCGGCGCTTCGCCGCAGTTGTTCACCGACCTCGGCGTCGAGATCGCCAAGACCAACACCGGCGCCACCGACGTGAACGGCACCTTCCTGAACGTCGTCGACCGGCTGAACGCCATCGAGGATCCGGCTGAGCGGGCGCGTGTTGCGTCGCAGTTGCTCGGCAAGGGCTGGCAGGGCATGGCCGAACTGATCGGCCAGGGGTCCGCCGAGTTGAAGGCGTCGCTCGCTGGTGTCGCCGACGCCCAGGTGATCGACGAAGACGAACTGGCGAAGGCTCGCGAGTTCCGCGAGCGCATGGACGAGCTGAACGATCGACTGCAGGCCGTCAAGATGACCGTCGGCGAGTCTCTCGTTCCGGCGCTGTCTGATGCCGCCGAGACCATCGGCACGGTGACCGACGCGCTCCAAGCGGCCAGCAGCGCCGCCGAGGATCTGACCGGCACCGATCTGGCCGGATGGGCACAGAAACTGACCAGCCCCGTCGATGTCGCAACCTCATCAATGGACCTGTTCACCGATGCGATCGGGTCCAACGTCTCCGCCACAGATGGGCTGAGCTATGCCTGGGACTACTTCACCGGCAACCTCGAGGATGGCACCACCACCATCGGCTACGGCACCGAAGCCGCCGCCGAGATGGCACGGATCTACGGCGAGCGGGTCACCCCGGCCGTCGACAAGGCGACCACCCATTTCGATGACCTCGAGGGCGCGACCGCCAGACTGAACGACACGTACGCCATCCTCAAGGGCACGCTCAACGAGGGCGATGCGCTCGACAGGGCCGCCGAGGCGACGTGGAACTTCCGCAGCGAGACCGAGCGCACCGAAGCCGAGGTGCGCGACTACATCCGCGCCCTCGCCGACACGGTCGTAGCGCTGACCGAGATGCCCGACGAGCAGAAGACGAACCTACTGCTGAAGCTCGAACAGGGCGACCTTGCGGCCGTCGAGGCGGCACTGGCCCGCTACCGCGAGGGTGTCAATGTGCCGGTGCGCTTCCAGGGCCAGGGCAGTGTCGGCTTCGAGAAGCGGGCGATGGGCGGCCCGGTCAATGCCGGGCAGCCGTACATCGTCGGCGAGCGTGGCCCCGAGATCGTGGTGCCCGGCCGGAGCGGCACCGTCATCCCGAACCACCGCATCGGCGTCGGCGGCGGCGTCGGGGGCGGCGTGAACGTCACCATCAACATGCCGCCCGGCAGCAACGGCCATGACGTCGTGGCAGCGATCCAGCAGTACGAGAAGCGCAACGGTAAGTCGTGGCGCTCGTGAACAGGGAGGGGCCGACATGGCTAAGTACCAAGTGAGTGTGACGACACCGGCGGCGGCTGCTTCGGCAGCGTTCGCCACGATCCGTGCGGGCGCATCGTCGCGTGTGCGGCTGCTCGAGTTGGGCGTGTTCACCAACGCTGCGACCGCAACGAGCGTGGCGCTCATCCGTGCGACGAATACGTTCGTCCCGACCACGTCGATCATCGGCCAGCCGTTCGACACCGGCGACCCCACGTCGATCGCCAACGTCGACACCGCCTGGTCGACGGCGCCGACGGTGACGATCGCCAACTCGCTGCGCCGCATCGCTCTGCCTGCCACCATCGGCGCCGGTGTGATCTGGACGTTCGATCCGATGTTCGCTGTCGGCCCCGCCGGCGTCGGCGGTCTGGTGCTGTGGAACTTCGGCTCCGGTGCCGGTAGCGCACTGAACGTCTACGCGGTCTGGGAGGAATAGCCGATGCGCGCCGTGATGGCGCCGAAGCTGTCCACC